ACCTCCACAGCCTATTTCTAGTACTTCATTTCTAATTTGTGAAAAATCAAAAAAATTCGCATAAAAATTTTTATGTTTAAAGTCTTTAGTTGGTTGATTATAATTAATCCAAAAATCTATTTCTTTATAGATATCGGATTTTGACATACAGTCGCTCATATTAGTTATTTTCTAATATCATATATAAAAACATTATATTTAGACCAAATATCTGAAATTAATTCCTCTATAAAAGACCAGCTGCCACCAGCCAATCCGCTACCAAATTTTGGAGCATGTATTTGTATGGTATTTTCTTTGTTATTATTAATAAAATCGTTTACAAAAGATGATACTGAAATCATACATTTAACAAGAGCCGCGTAGTTTAACGGTCGTGGATTAGACTTAGAAATTAATCCGTTTTGTGCAATCATATTTGCAAAAATTAATTTATGACCATAAGTGTGGTTTTTTGAAACTTCAACAAACTGGACATATCCTAGACTATTTTTACCACCTAGTAAATGATAGTTTTCTTTAACAATAGGATAATATTTGGTGATACCAGCAGTAAAGCCACCACCAAATGCATTGATATTGTTACAAACATGAGGAACCACAATACTAGATCCATTGTGGTTATGGTTTACAATTTTATTTACAGAAGAGAAAAGATTATCTCTTAAGATAATAGGTTTATTTGGCAAAGTTTTCATATTAATATCCTGATATGCTTATATTAGTCTATATTTATTTGAGAGTCAAATGACTATTTTAGACTATCCCACTTTCCTAGTGGACATTTTTGGTCTGCCCATGCTAATTTATTTAGAAATATCCTTTTATTATTTATATTACATCCACACTCCAAACACTGATTACGAATCATATCGTAACTATTACAGTCTTGACAAATATTGAATCTATAATTTATGGTTGCTTGATCGCTCTTTGGCAAACCATTATTTATATGCCATGCCAAAGATTTAATAAATGTTTTTAATCTAATTAGAAAAAGTGTCATGTTTTTCTGTTGGTTTTATAGGAATTGTATTATTATCTTTATCTAAGATATAAACTGGACAAAAATCAACAACGGTTTGACCCTCTAGCCAAGAGGGAAATCCTGTTTTAAGACAGTAACATAGTCTAATATTGTTTTTCTTAAAGTCTGTAGTTACAATATAAAAACTATTTTTATAGGCAAAAGAATCACCTGGGGATAGTTCTTCTAAATATTTCATTTATAGTCCTGCTCCCACTCTCCCCAAAGTTCTTCTTCTCTAATATCTTCAATTCTTTTCTTGAATTGTTTTTTGGATTTTGATACAAATCTTTGTTCTTCAGAAACTTGTGGTTTCTTATAGTTTTTGTCCACAAATTTTTGTCGTCTTAAGTCTTTTTTTTCGTTTTCTGACATTTTTCAAATTACTCTGACCTATCTGCTGTATTATACTTTGACCTGTTAGTGTGTCAAGTGACTTTGTAAAATTTTCTAACTTGACAAATGTACAGTTTGATAATAAGATTATGCAGGTGGGTGATTAATACTATTCCTTTGTATTCTCTAATATCCAATCTCTATGAACGCTAATTCTTATATGGCCTGACTCTGTTTTATATGTAGATTTTGGGGGATCTTTTCCTAGATTAGAGACATAAGAGTTTATTCCTGCTAATTTATTATCAATAAACAATCCACCACCACTATCTCCACTAGCAATCAAAAATTCTAATTCTGTTTTAGTTTTATCTTCAGGTTTTGATGCATTACAGATTAAAACACCATTTTCAACTGACTCTATAATATTTGTGCCTGCTCTTTTTTTACCATCGTGTTTAATTGCACCACTTAAAAATGTTCCAGTTAAACCATACCCAGATATACTGCATAATTTGCGATCTTCATCAGAATTTTCGTATAACTCTGGATACGATTCCAAATCAATATTTCCTTCTACAAATCCTATAGCAATATCATTTTCGCCATATACATCTTTATCAAGATTTTTAGGCCATATAAATTTTTTAACTATATATTGCTTATCATCAATTTTTACTTTACATTTTTTATAATCCTTCACAACATGAGCTGCTGTCAAAATTATATTCTTTTTGATTACAATAGCAGAGGCACAGAATAATGAATTATCATTATATTCACCACATAATTCCACTATATATTTATATTTTAATCCATATTCAACATATTTAGCATCTGGTATTTCTGGATCTATTGTTCCACCGATAGAATAATTACCTATTAAAAATAGACAAATAAAAAAAGATAAAAAGATTTTCATTTATACACCTTTATCTTTAAAGGATTTAACCTAGATTAATACACCATCCTTAACTATTTCTAAAAACTATTGAATATCTTTTATTTTGAACAGGTAATATAGAATGAGTCCATTTATGTCTTATTTCATCTTTTAGTTGAATGAGACTTAATCTTGGAATTATTATTTTTTCAGTATTATTTTTATATGCAAATTCCATTATAGCATCAGATAATAAGCTTACAATCGTAATAATGGGACCACTTTGCTGACTATCAATGTGGTGAGGAATAAAATTTCCTTTTATATATTCATTTATAGATATTGAATTTGGTTTAACAAATAATAAGCCAGACTTGACAATTTTTTCTGCGATAAAATCCAGATAATCTGGAATGTCAACCGACTCCATTTGGTTTTTATACGGAATATTTGATCCATATCTTCTTATACTATTTCTTCCAGAATTTTTAAGTATCTTTGTTTCTGGTATTTTTGATACTATCTCAGCTTCCTCATTGTCTGTTAAAAAATTTTCTACCAATAATAATCCCAGACTATTCAAGTCTTTCATAAAATTTGAGATGCTATTAAACATCCTTTAGATACAGCGTGTAATGGATCACTCGCATGTCTTACTTGTTTAATTGGTAGTGGAAAATTATTTGTAGATAGTTTTTCTATAAATTTTTCTATATAACCATTGGCTTGAGATGTTCCACCAGCAATAACAATAGTTAATGGATTTTTAAACTTGGGTAAAGATTTATGATTACTTAATGCTAAACTTAGTTGTTTAGTAGTATAATCAATAAGTCTTTCATAATATGCTGATACAGCACCCAGGATTGGATTATCGTTCGGTTCACCTATTTTAAAACCACCCGCCTCCTTCTCTGCCTGAACAACACTATCGGGTTCTCCGGTCGCTACAGCACTCATACGATCAACCCAATCGCCTGACTTTGTTGTGCTAAAGACTACTGTTGGTTCACCATTTAGCATAACACAAACATTTGTCATACCAGCACCACAACTAATTGCGATACCAGTATATTCCTCACTATCTAATTCAGCATAGCATAAAGCCTCTGCTTCATTAATAGCACGAGCATCATATCCACATTCACTTAATACTGTTTTTACAACATCCTCATGATATCCAACATCAAAATCTTCATCTTCTTGATCCACTGGTTGAGCAGGAACGCAGAATACTAATTTTTCACCTGACTCTGATGCTGACCCGACTACTTCTTTTAGAATAAAAGCCAATACTCTTTTAGCATCTTTTTCTTTGGAAGAAACAACGCCTTTATACATCGGTCTTTTTGCTGTATCATTTCTTTCTATCGCTTTTTCTATAGCGTCTTTACCTAAGAGTATAAAAGAATTATCAGTATCTTTAATAAATGTTTTACCGGCTAATCCTTTCTCTATCATTTTGGTTGCAACAGGAGTTGTTGGTTTAATGATATAAAATGCGTCTCTGAAATCTTTGTATTCGATTCCATCATTAGTTTGTTTAGACAAAACTATAAAACTTGTACCTACGTCTAACCCGCATCCCATAATTTTATCCCTTCATTTTTTTAAGTTTTTCTATTGAATTGTTTATATTTTCTTCAGAGGTCTTTACTTCACCAAGACTATCATATTTTTTTACCATACCATCAGTCTTGATATTTGTAATATGAATTTTCTCATCAATATTAACTTTTTCAGACTTTTGCTCTGATTGAAAAAATGATTTCGGCTTATTACTAATCATAGATACACCATTGACCAATAATAGCTTACCCACCAAACAGCCTAATACAAAAGAAAAGATATTTAATATTACTAGTATTATTATAAAAATAATATATATACTATTCATATTTTGCCTATGATTCTCCCTTTTTGAGTTCTAATAACATATCCTTCTCTTATTAGATATGGCTCTATGCTGTTTTCAATAGTTTCAATAGCAATACCAGTTAATGAAGAAATACTTTTTAGACCTAAAGGATTTCCTTTATTCTTACGAAGAATATCAAGATATAATCTATCATAGACATCTAAACCCATACTGTCTATTCCCTGACTATTAAAAATATCATCAACTTCAATAGTTTGATTAGCATGATATGCTGTATAATTTTTATACCATTGTAGTCTTGAGTTTAAAATACGGGGAGTTCCTTTGCTTCTTTTTGCAATTTCTAATAGATCATTATCAGAGATCATTAGTCCGAGCTTTTGACCATTCAATCCTGCTAGTTTGGCTAACTCATTTGGTGTATAAAAAGACAAATGTTCTTTAATTGAAAAACGATCATAAAATGGCTGACTAAGACTTCCGCCACTTGTTGTAGCACCAACCAAAGTAAACATTGGTAAATCAATTGTTTCTGGTTTAGATTCTACAGTAATACTTAGCACAAAATCTTCCATTACTGGATATAGAAATTCTTCAACAATTTTTGGAAGTCTATGAATTTCATCAATAAACAATACTGATCTTGGTGCTATACCCATCAAATATGGCAATAGGTTTTTTATGCTCCTTACGTTTGCCGCATTGATCGTGTACAGATTTGTGTTCAATTCGTTGGCTATAGCACTCGCTATGGTTGTTTTACCAAGGCCAGGAGGCCCGTCTATTAAAACATGAGGCATCACCCCATCCGAATTTAAACAGCCCTTGACCATGATTTTGAGTCGGTTTACAACATCAGTTTGGCCGATAATATCGTCAAACTTTGATGGCCTCATAATATTATTAGACATTTTCGCTCCTTAAAGATTCCAAAACTTGTTTAACCAAAGTTATAACGCTATCAGTAGGAAATTGCTGATAAGACTTACTGACTAACTCTTTTGCTTCTGTCATGGTGAATCCATAAGAAACAAGAGTTGTTGCAGTTTTTGTCAAAAGATCATCTGGTATATTATTTGATTTTTCTTCAACAACAGGTTTTTGTTGTTTAATTTTTTTAGAACGAAACTTTAATTTAAAACCAGATACACATTTTACTGTAAAGATATTATCGCAGTCACAAACTATCTTGTAGTTTTTGGTAGATGCTTCTTTGTATGACAACCAATGAGTATTACCACAATTTTGACATATATATTTTAAATGAATATCGTAATCAATCGGTTTCAGGGAGTTCTTTGTTTTCATCTTTTATCCAAAACATAAAGTCATTAGTTTTTTCATCAAATGCTGTTTCTACTAATCCTTTATTTACCAAAGAGTTTAATAAATTACTTACCATTCTATCATTAAATGATTTAATAATATTATGATAAATATCATCTGTAATTAAATATCTAATTTTTTTAGTTTTCTTGTTTTTTTGTTTCTTTGCTAGGTCTTTAGTCATTACTACTGATTCATCGTAAGATAATATATTATCTAACTCATCTTGATCTTCTGGTTTAAGACTATCCATTAGAGCATCCATATCATTTTCTGGTTTTGTTGAACCAAAACTATTGAATACTAAAATTCTAGTTTGATTAACAAAATCTTTCATATTTTTTATAACATACCATTGTTCATTCATTGTTCACCTAATTTAGAATATCAAACAATCCCTTATAATAAGTCGGCTGACTAACAAAATGCTTTGCATTACTTTGTAGATGCAATTTATATTCAATATTTATTGGATCAAAAATAAAATATTTCTTTTTCCATATTGGAACACCAGCATAATTGGATCCCAAATACTGGAAGGTTTTGTCCTTTCCAGCATTGGGATTCCAACTATTCACAGGTAACGAAACAAACGGAAAGTCAGGAATACTTATCGGAGTCCAACTGTTTAAATCAATATTTTTAAACATATCATTTAACCATTTAGACAATGAACTGTCTGAAGATATATCAAATTTAAAATAATAATTATACGGATTCAATGATGGATGATCATAATCGTATTGATCATCGTCATACCCATTATCTTCATAATCTTCGTGCATTGTATTTAACTTACCTAATGTAAAAAGTGGTGATGGAATCGAACCATCCTTTAACTAGTATCCGCCCAGCGGCCCACTTTACTCCACGATCAATACTGATCGTTGTAATCATCCTCATCTTCATCTTCGTCTAGATCATAAGATGCCGACACATCATCTTCGTCATCATAATCTTCTTCATTCCAAGCCCAATCATAATCACGATCATAATCATCCTCATCATCATTATAATTGTCCTCTGAAAAGTTAGACGAATAAAGAGGCTTGAGAAGTTCGCCTTGATACTCTCCAACAACTTCATATTGGCAAGTGCGAAGTTTCTCACAATTACAATCGCTGGGAACACTAACAACATCACGCGGATTAATTTTTACGATAACAATACGATCACCAGCATCAACACTACCATAACTAGCAACGTAATTCAATGCTCCAGCATGAAGTCCCTGAGAACAACCACGACCACGATTATCATCAACCTTAGATCGTGTCATCTTACAAATATCTCCAACCTTATTACGGAACTTTCCAGCATACTTGTCCATATAATCATTACGAACAGCCTTGTATGCCAGAAAACAACCATCTTCAGTAATTGGAAGATGTTCATGTTCCAGAAAATCATAAAGTTCCTGCTGACTCTGCATACTAGGATTATCCATAAGATTATTCAAGAAATTAACAAGAGGTTGAAAAGGCAGACCCTTACTCATAAATTCTAGAATTCTCTTGCTGATACTACCATGTACTTCATCTCCGTCATAAAGAACCTTACCTTCCTTAATCTCTACAAGACCATCACTGAATACTGAAACTGCCTTTTGAATATCGACAATTTCCAGCAGTTCATCAGCGGTTGCTGTAGGAAGAACTTCCAAAATCATCTTATAATTAATATGATCTGGCAAAACCTGATAACTCTTATTATTCAGAACCAGCGTCAAATTACCATCAACAAACATAAACGGAACAGCCATTATAAACTCCTTGTTATTATTACCTGTGATTATTTAACCAAACTACCAATTTGCTTTCTAAATATTTCTACATCATTTAGACTTGTCAACCATGTTTTAGTATTTCCACTATAGTAATGCCTGTCGTCATGTTGTTTAATCGGTTCATTTGAACCAGACAATTCTCTAATGTTGCCAGACACGGCACGACTACCAACAATATACTTCAAAACTGGGTTGTTGTCAAGTTCGCCTCTAATATCCTTTCTAATATCATTCATTGTGGGAAGATTATGAATACTGGAAGCCTTTGGCTTAATGATATTCAAACATTCTTTGCACATATCATTGTCTTTTAGGAATAGAACATTCTCTATAGTATAAACTAAAGAGTTATATCCAATATTACTATTACGAATCTTTTGACTATCAATACCATTGATACCAAAATCGTTTAACAGTTTGGTGATGTGACCGAAATACTCTGTCTGCTTAAAACGCTTAATATCAAAAGAGGTACGATGAACAGTCTCTACAAAAAACTCAACAATCAAACAGTAGTTAATTGCATCTACTAGTTTCTTATTGTTAAGATGTTTCTCATAGTCTAAACCAAAGATATTTAGCATATGAAAAGTAAACTGCTTTTCAAGCGTACCGTATCCATAATATGTATCTTGATTTTTATCAGAAGCATTTTGCTGCTGCTTACAAAATTCTACAAGACCATTATATTCAGAAACCTTGGCTAGACTATCCTTAGCAATTCTTTTTAGTTGAGCCTTAAAGAAAGTATTGAAATCAATAAGATTATACCCCTGCTTTTTGAGTTTATCAACAAAAGCACTCTTAATAGCATAAATCTTATTGGATCCAAACAAATCTTTGACTACACTTGATAGTGTTGTGTCATTAATCATCTTATGCAGGCCAGAAATCGGTGGAGCATCAACACTAGAATAACGCACGATAGGAACATAAACAATTTCATCACTATTTTCAAATTCTTCTAGTTCATTCTCTGTGAGAACTTTCAAATACATAGCATCATTGTAGGGATTGCTAATAACCCCACTATCCTTTGATGCACCATAAACAAAGAATACATCTTGATCACTAACAGCACCATTAGATGATCTGTTGGTTTGCTTACGAGGATTATTATTCTTAACCAAGTCCTTATAGTCAGAAACTTTCTTGATATTATGAGAACCAACATCAGCAATTAGGTCATCAAAACCTTCGTGAGCCTTTGTATGATCCTTAGTATCAATCATCAAGTAGGCAAAGCAATTATTATCATTACAATATCTGGTAACAATTTTCTTAGCAGTTTCTTCTGTTTTTACATCGCAAACAAAGAAAGACAATTCGCCCGTCTTTTTCTGGTGATTCCAATAATATTCGCCCTTACCAGTAAGAGTATTATGATGAATACTATTTGTCTGATAAACCATGCGACGAGAACGATAACCCGCAGTACGATAATTAAAAACATACATACTCTTTCCAGCAGGAATCTTATACTCTAGATCCTGTCCAGAATTAATGTTATGCTTCTTACCCTGACTATCAATCCATTCAGCACCAACACCCCATCCACCAGCAAGATCATTAAGGGTGTAATATAGAGTAATTGCTTCTATCTTGGTTTTAGCAGCAGAAATTTTCTTGCTAAATTCTTCCTTCATCTCAAGATAAATCTCTTGAGTCTTTTCACGAAGGGTTCTAATTACATCTTTAGTATACTGCAAAC